GATTCGGACCGGCGACAACTGCTTGGAGGGCAGTTATGTTACCACTACACCATATCCGCATTAAACGTAAGGAAAAGCGTCCAAACCCTTTAAGTTATGTCAAACATAAAATCCTAATAAGGTTTATGTCTCATAAGCCGTTATGCCACTTACATTGGTTAGATTGGGCGTTTACACTTAGTCTATGGTAACCAACCATAACACGCATATTATGCCTCGTGCTAGAATTGAACTAGCGACTTCTGTTTACAAGACAGATGTTTTACCACTGAACTAACAAGGCACTTTCTATATCAAAGCTAGGATTCGAACCTAGAAATCAAGATTGCGAGTCAAGCAGTTTGCCAGTTAAGCTTACTTTGATAAAGTCCCCACTTGGGCCACATTGTTAAGAGGTGTGTGGGGTGCTGTTGATAGGGGTATCATAAACCACCAGCTATGCCCTGTAACTCGCTAGACAGGAATGCCATCTAGTGTTCAAGCGTTTTCGTACTTCGTAAGCTATCATCTTACAGCCGTACTGGAATTAATGTGCTTGGTAGGGATTTGCACCCTACATAACTTGTTATAGATGGCTTAGACACGGATATGGTCTTACCAGACTAACTCCACGGCAGAATTACTATCCATCTATTTTTGAAGGGCAGTAGCTACTCGGATACATTTATGTGTCGCCATTTACCGCTACCTTATTCTAACCCTTTGTCTATCTGCCATAGCGTATACCTATTCCGCCACAAGCACACGTTAGCCAAAAAGACATATCGAAAAGGCTAACTTCTTCATCATTGAGTGCCAATCTGCTTGTCGTCTCCGAAGATTTTACCGTGAGCTATTAGAGCAGTCCCAATAGCTGACTAATTTAGTAGTTTATTGACTTGCCTAGGTCAATGGCTAATCTTTGATACACCTATTTTCAAATTTCTTATAGGCGTCAAAGTATAGCTCTTCTTTATCGCCATTATATGTTAATTCATAGTACATGCCATCAGATACTGTTGTACTTAGTAACGCCTTGTGGTTTTGAAGAGTCTTGCTATACCAAACTACGAATACATCATCATTACTGATTTCAGTATTGTCTGTTTTATCAATATGTTCATTAGTGTATTCTCTTACTAATTTAGTGCATTTTTCAACAAATTCATTACTTGTCATAGTTTTCCTCTCTTTCAACGAAAGCCCTATCGGGATAGAGTTTTACTTATAGTCTCTTATATGCGTTGACATGCCATATCGCTTGCACCATTTTCTTATTCCTTGACCAGTCACTCCGTATATTCTGCCAACGGCTTCAAAGTTTTTAGTCTTCTTGAGAATATATGTTAACTCTTCTTTTTTGACTGGAACTGGTTTAGTTCTTAGCTTACAAGCACAAATATTAGAACAGCATATTTGATTTCTGCTTTTCTTAACGAATAATTTATTACATACTGAGCAAATTGCCTTTTCATTGGTTCTCTGTCTTCTTTTGCTTCTATGACCATCTTTATTTCCATAATTAGAAGTTTGGGAATGACAGTTTGGACATAACCATCTTAAATTTTCTCTTGTATTATTATGGCAATCACCATCTATATGGTCTAATTGTAGAGTCAATGACTTGTTATTCCAAGTTGCTTTTATCCCGCAAGCCGAACATTTATATTCCATAAAATTATCTTTAAATACTCGTTCTCGTATATGACTATAACCAGAATTTTTAGTATATACTTTATTATCTGGAGTTTCGTGTTCTTTTATGAACTTATCCCTGTCCACACTAATTCCTAGTGTCTGCATTCTCTTTTTTAATGGATTTATCTGTGATGTTCCTGAATAACCTATGCGCAAAAGAACTTGTTTAAGTGATGTTGACTCACTAACGATTTGACGCATATCGTGGTCTGAAATACTATCTAATAATTTCACGCACATATTCCTTTCCATCACACAATACTACCATGCAATTAAAATGTAATTGATTAGAAAAAGTTATAAGCTTGTCTATGTAACATAAAGCGAGTCAAACTACCCCGCTGTATTGCTCCGTGAGCTAAAGTATGTAGCCTAGCCTAATCAAGACTAGGAGATAATATCATCAATCTTCGCTATTAATAATGCTTTCAAGTGCGCTATTACCCTTACTTCTATCTTCAATAGTTAACGCACTTAGCTGTGCCCGACTTGACGGTGACAACCCGTATTGCGTTGATAAAACCCTAAATCTATCAAAGAATTTAAGGTGGGTCTTAATATAAGGATTTTCAACTGTCTTATATCCATTCTTAGTTTCAACAGTAATCATAAGGCCGTCACCGTCTTCTTGCATTGCTTTATTTGATTCTTCCATACGAGCAAGACATTCGGCAAGCGCCCCAACACCCATTCTATCTAAGTTAGACAGAATATCTGAATCTTCTAATAAGTCACAGATATAATCATAATATTTTTCAGCAGTTTCCCACCCCTTGATAAAGTCAGGTGCCACACGTACCTCGTCATTAGCACCCTTTAGTCGCTCCTCGTCTTCCATTCTCTTCTTTAATGAAGAAGCCGATTCGTTGTGACCTTTAACTAGCGCCGCAGGCTTTCTAGCGTTAGGCATGTGTTCACCCCCTTAGAAATGAAGCGTATCATCTAAATTTATTATAGTCTTTGTTAAATTCCAGTCGAAATCAATACCGTTTAAACCCATAGATAAGTTGCATTCACGACAAAGCGTAACACAATTTGATTCGTCATACATTAGCTCTGGGTGCTTGACACGTGGTTGTATGTGGTGTACAGTCAAGTCGTCATACACATGTTTGTGTAGCTTTATTAAGCAACGCTGACACTCACCACCGTCTCTTAGAATAATCTTCTTTCTAAAAGAGCGCCACCTTTGAGATGTCAAAGCTTTCTCTGTGACTGTTTGATTTTTACGTGCAACCCTTGCGTTATGATTATCTCTCTTTCTTTTTACGGGACAGTCATGAGAACTCATATCTACAATCATTCCACAATAAGGACACACGGATAAGTCTCTACCCGATTGTGTATTCTTCAAGGTCATCACCGTCCACCTCAAGCAAATTGCCACAGTAAGGACAAATGACATAATCATCTTTCTTGTTTATCTCAACTGGAGTTGAACATGACGGACATTCTTTTGTCATGTTAAATCCTCCTTCTTTATATGTATTGTCCTGATAAAAAAGGCGTAGGAAACATTCAGGACGTTCCAGTTAGTGCACTGAACTGTAGTTTTTGGGTAGACAACTACCCGCCACATTTCTTAGTATATGTAATGAGAGAAATTAATCTCTCACGGAGGAAAGTATAATAATGAATGAGTTAGTGAGTTGAATATATTAATGGAACATTAGTTACCTGATAGACCATTAACTATGTCTCTGGTTTCGATGGATAAGTCATTGAACCATGGTTTTTTAATATCAATATCTGGCTCTTTATCCCAACCATAGACTAAGTACCGTACTGCGTTTAATTTTTCTTCTGTATCAATATCATCATTTGCATATAGAATAGCTTTAATAAGTTCTAATTTGTTATCACTTGAGTCCATTATACATTCCTCCTTTATGATATGTAACTTAGATATAAGTGCTAAAGCACTAACTAAGAGTAACTCGCTAACGCTCGAACTCTTAGTTGCGTTTATCATGTGGTCGCCAAACGCGACATCGAACGACACCCTCTCACCGTCACGTCAACAGCAAGCTGTTAACGTTCCTCTCTCCCTAGGTCCCTACATATATAGTGTAAAGGGGCGACGTATTTCCACGAAAAACGCAAAAATATGGAAATACGTCGCCCCTGATAAAAAATTATTATTTATAAATTTTTATTATGGTAATAATGTTGATTTAACGGCATTTATATTGATTAATAATAATAAATTATCATTGACAAGTTGTTAGTAAGACGTTATAATATAGTTACCAAATAAAGGAAGAAGGAATATTGATGAGTATGGAAAGTACGAAAAATGGTTTTAGTGAGAATCAAGTGATGGAAGGGTTTCTCAATGGCGGATTATTGGAGTATGACGCTGGCGTCGTTCAAACGTTAGAATCCAATGATGAGATTATTCGATACGCAATGTTAGCACCGTCATCTCCAGACGCACAACGATTAGCATTCATCATGTATGCAATTATGGACAATAGAGGTATTACAGATGACGAGAGTGATTTTTTAGATAGTATCAATAGTCGATTTATTGGACATTTAGAACTATCAGAGTTCAGTAAAAGAGAGGTTCTGTGCTTGTTCCTAAACCAATATTGGGATTGGTCAAAGCCGGAATGGGGAAATTACCGTAACGTGTCTGTTAGTGTAAAAGGTCTCTTTGAAGCTTACACACGGTTCTGCAAAGACCACGGTGTCAACAAAAATACCCGACGCCTAACAAGAAAAGAGTTATCGGCATACTTGTCTCATTATGGCAAAATCAAAAGAAGTCGAAAAAATATCGGTAATAAAAAGCTAAACAACTATATTATTACCGACTTACCAGAATATAAAGAATCATTGACTGAAATCCCAGAATTTGATTTAAGAAATATGGTTGAATAATAGCTTGACGTACCACCTAACTTGGTGGTATTATACATATAGAAAGCGAGGTGATGACAATGTTCTTTCTACAATTACCAGAAGTATATATTAGCCTAGAACACATTATTAGCATTGATAAGAGATTCCGTGAGATCCAAATGGTCAATGGAGATAAGTATGATTTAACAGAAGAAGAAATTAGTAGACTTGCAAAGCTACTAGAAATCAAATAGAAAAGGGGAATAGATATGTTTGTACATGGCTTCTTTCACTTTATAGTATCGTTTATTCTTGGATTAGTGGCCTTAGCAATTTTTGGAATCGTAATTATGGGAGTTTCTGTGTATCCACATATATTGATTCCGATTTCAATTTTTCTAGGGGCAGTCGTAGAAACATGCAAACGCATTTTTAATTAGGAGAAGATATAAAAATGATTAAAATTTTGGTTGAACAACAAAAAAATGGCAATGGTAATAAAGCAACAATTCTTGAACCAACAGACGGTTTAAAGGCAGTTGACGCACTCACCACACTGGCCTCGCCAGTCATTAACCTGATTCTTGAAGCCACCGACAACGACCGAGAAAAGTCAATTGAAGTGTTGACGGCCTTGTTCGATAGTTACGTTAGTGCAAACGACATTAACTTAAAATAGGAGAGATATACAATTGGATAATTTAAACGGCGTGCTGGTAATAAATGTTGAAGATGGTGATGTAAAGTTTGGTTCTGACATGGACGATGAAATGGCTTGGGCGTCATTGGCGATGGCGTTGGCTTCACAGTCACACAAGTTAGGATTGGGAAATATCTCGACTCATAAAGTATTAGATGTCGCATGGGAACGTGTAGAATCGCAGAATTAGGAGGATAATAGTTATGATAGAAGAAGTTGAAGAACTCTGGAGGCCGTTTCCAGAGTTTCCGTTTATAGAAGCTAACATGTGTGGTGAAATACACACACTGGATAGGTTAGTATCGGACGGAATAGGAGGAAAGCGACTCGTAAAAGGAAGAACCCTAAAACAACACCCCGACAAATACGGTTATTTGCACATATCGTTTAGCGTAAATGGTAAAGTGGTTAGCAGGTTGGCTCATCGAATTGTTGCCGGAGCGTTCATTCTGAACCCAAATAGTTTACCAGAAATTAACCATAAGAATTGCATTCGGGACGATAACCGTTTCGAGAACCTTGAATGGTGTGACAGCTCGTATAACCAGAAGTATCGAGAAAAACACGGGGTATCAATGGCAGAATCACAAGGATATCCTCTACTTGCAATTAACTTGACCACATTGGAAGTATCTTGGTTTAGATCGCAAGGCGAAGCTGGTAGAATTCTTGGGGTTATTAATGGAAAAGTTAATATGGTTATTAAAGGTAAACGCAACAAAACTGGTGGATATTGGTTTGTAAACGATGACGATAATGCTATCATTGACGCAAAAGACAGATTATACAAGCTAGTTGGCGACAAGATTAATGATTTAAGGGCTAGTGACGACAGCAAAGAGGTTATTGAATTTATTGTTGGATTACAAGAAATGTAATCAAAAGGAAAATAGGAACTGATTAAGGTTGCCAGAATAAAAATCATAAATTCCCGAAGTAGGAGATTTCCACCCGTCATAAAAAATGACGGTTTTTACATAAAATGGTTGATAAATCTTAAAAATGTGGTATGATTTAAGCATAGATAAAATTAAGGTGGAGGAGTGTGCCCAAGATGGCAAAAAATAGTTTCCCGAAAAAAGTTCAACTAAGATTTTGTGTGTTTGATG